ACCAGAATGAAGAAATCACATGGGGCAGTAAAAACTGGCGGATCACCACCGCATCCGTTTTTTTGCCAGTCCAGTTCAGGCTCCAGGTTTCGGCACTCGCGTTAATGCCGTTTGCAGCTATCTGCTTATACCCATCGCCAAACTGCGCCTGCAGTGTCCTGACTGTGTCCGTACCCTGAGCACTTTTTTGCGTTCGCCAGGTAAAAGTATCAGTCGCCATCTTTTCTCCGGGAGATATAAATTCAAGTTGTCAGGTTATTTTTTGTATAAGAGGCCGCCTGGAGATATTTCCTTCCTGAGTCTATCGGACAAAACCCGCTCAACAATGCCCTGCAGCTGTTTTGCAGTATTTGCTGTATCACTGCTGCTGGTTTCAGTCGATGAAGGTTGCTGATCGATGGTGACCGGTGCATAAACGCTGATATTGCTAGCCCCAAACCGTGAAGCCATTCCTTCCTGCGCTCCCACATACCCGCCTGAAGCATAACCCTTCATCAGACGATAAAGATTTCCGACCCCCAGACGGCTGGTCGCTTCCTTGGTGAATACAAACTCCCCGCCGTGAACAATGCCTTTGGGTTCATACTTTCCGCCGTGCCCGGTGTAGCCCCCCGCGTCATATTCGCGGATGTAACCACCGTTATAAGCAAGCTGCAGGTTACTATAGCTGCCGCCGGTGATTGCCGTCCCTGCATTACCGCCACCCGAAACGCTTCCCGTTACCCATCCCATGGCTGACTGAATCGCGTAGGCCACCAGCAGACGGTCGATCACGTTAACAATCATTTTAAGAATGGATGAGGTGAAGTCTTTGAAACTGGCCTTGCCGGTAGTGACCAGACTGTTCAACTGGTCTGTAAGCCCGTTAAATCCGGACTGAGCCACCTGCTGCACGGACGTGAAAACATCCGTTGCAGATTCAGCGTATTCCGCCCAGCCCTGTTTCGCACCCGCGACCCAGTTTGACCGCAGGGCGTCTTCTGCATCATACGTTTTCTGTTGCTCCTGCAGGACGCGCTGCTGGGCAGAGGGGTTAAACGCATAGGCTTCCTGCAGACGCTGCAGGGTGGCAGCCCGATCTGCCTGACGCGAGGAGACGCCCTCTGCCTGGGCATCCAGAGCGGCGCGTTTTGCCGACTGCTGCTGGGCAAATTTGTCCGCCTGGTCGGAAAGTGTATTCAGCCTTTGCTGGGCAACGACCTTATCGCCCAGCACAGCCAGTTGCCGTTTGTACTCCAGCGTTTCATCCTTATGCGCCAGCAGGGATTTTTCCTGTGCAGATAACTGCCGGCTGCTGGCTGCCTGTTCAAGGACGGCGTACTGATTCTCGGTTTGCCACAAATCTTTGCGCTGCTGGCTGATAACATCGTTAACGCTGGTATGCTGCTGCAGCACCTTAAGCTGTGCCTGCAGACTCAGTAAGTCCCCCTGCGCGCTGTCTTCTGCCCGGTCTCCCGCAGAAGTGGTGATCCGCTGTTTTTTGGGCTCCTGCCGTTTCTTTGCCTGCTCGACTTCTTTCTCACGCAGGGCAATGAGTTTTTGCGCATTCGCGATAGCGGTCGCATCCCCCGAAAAGGCAATTTTCCGTGACTGTTCCCGCGCCTCTTTAAGTTTAGCTTCAGCACCTGCAACAGCATCCGTGGCCAGATATTCCTTATTTATCCACTCCACTGATTTCTGTGTTGCCAGGTTCCCGTCTATCGTGGCTTTTGTGAGGTCCCCCCTTAACTGCTTCGCCTGCTCAAGAACGCCAACGATGGGATCAATAGCACCCCCCAATGCCACGCTTTGCTTGCCTAAATTCACCCCCGAATAATAATTTCTGACCGCCTCTTCCGCGTCCGTCCACGCATCCGGAATACCGAGAACCTTAAGCCGGTGCGCTTCGATCTGGGTGTTGAGGTTGGTAAAATCAGATGAGCCTTTGTATTCACTGACCTTGGCTTTGGCATCCAGATAGCTGAAGCCGACCGCAATCATTTTCTGCGTGGCTTCGTCAGCACCATCTTTTGTGGTGATGAAGAGATCGGCAACGCTTTTAATCGACGCGCCAGAAGAATCGGCAATAGCCCGGATATTTTGCGCCAGCTTTTCCGCTGCACTACCACTTAAACCCAAGGACTCCTGAATAATTTTGCTGGCTTCGGCAATCTCCTGCTGACTTTTATAAACCGCCAGGCCAAGGCTGCCAAAAACGGCAGCAGCGACGCCAATAGCCGCATTGAGCGGCGTAATGTATGTCAGCAGTATTTTGGCAACGTTCCCGACCCCGCCAAACGAATCTTTAATCTGACCGCCCTGCTGAAGGAGGATCAGCCAGGGGCTTTGCCCGCCGGCCAGCTGGGTGGCAATATCGGTGAACTGAGCAGGCAACATCCGCATTGCCGCTTTATATTGCCCGATGGAAATACCCGCACGCTGTGCAGCAAGCTCCTGTTTAGAGAATGCCTGCTGAACCTGCGTCCCGGCTTTCGTCGAGTCCGCCCCTAAGCCGGTAAATTGCTTGCGGACATAACTGACCTGTTCATTAAATTTCGCGGCATCAACATCGAGGCTGACGACCAAATCACCCACTGGCTGGGCCATAGCGGACTCCTCCTGACAGACCTTCTGCGATAGCCATTAACTGTTCATCATCGGGATCCGGCTGCTCTTCCACGACGTGAGGTTTTAGCAGACTGAAATGACCCACGTTAAGATCGTTTTCCCCGCATACCAGCGACAAAATATTGAGGTTCAGCGCGGCGAAATGTGCATCAAGCAGCGCATCTTCGAAGTAATGGGACTCGTAAAATCGGTGCCATTCCTCCAGATCGCTGGAGGACATATCAGCAAGCATGGCGCGCCAGTCAGGCCGTCTGAACTCACGCGCCAGCTTCATGACAAAGTCCATTTCACGGGTTAGCGCTTTTCCGCTGTTTCCCCTGCGCTGTCGGTGTCTTCAGACTCAGGAACTTCCTGTTCGGTTGTCTGCAAATTTGCCATCATGCCCGACAGCACTTTGACCTGGGTATCCGCTTTCCCGATGGCCTCGACCGGCCATGTGCTCATCACTTGTTGCTGAAGTTCGCGGATATCCGGCTTCGGCGACTCGCTGTGCCACAGGGACATGGCGACTACCATCGCACCCGCCCGGATATTCAGTTCAACCAGTGCGGCTGACAGGATTTGTTCGTCAGGCTCATCGTTGGGCAACGCTTTTTCCTGCGCGGCCAGATAATGCAACAGTTCGACGCGCTGCAGCGCCGACAACTCGTACAGCGTGGCGTTTGCCCCGTTGAACTCAAACAGTTCTGATTTTAAAAACATGCTCGCTCCGTTATGCCGCCGTGACGGTCAGTGTGCAGATAGCCACTTTCTGGCCGTCATTGGTCATCACGATGAGTTGTGTCGTGCCCACTTTAAGGCCCTTCGCCGTGACGGTATTACCCGATACTGTCAGCGTAGCGACGGTCGGATCGGCAGCCGCAACATTAAACGAACTGTTTGTCGCGCCGTCCGGAAGCACCGCCACAGTGATCACTGCATTTTGTCCGACCACCACGCTGGTGGTTGACGGCGTGACGGTCACGCCGGTCACGGGTACCGCGGCGGTCTGATTGCTCTCGGCCAGCGCAGGTTTGCCCGTATTGGTGATTTTCACCGTCCGGGTGATCACCTCTTTTACCGGCACCGCTTTGCCCAGGCTGCTGATCCAGCCACGGAAGACATCAACAGCGGTGTTGGGATAACGAATTTTGTACCCGCGCACTGCGCCATCGTAAAACCAGTTAACCAGATCCTGCTGCCCGCTCTCGCCGGGCTTCCAGGCCAGTGTAAACGACGTGTCCCCGGAAGATTTGGCCCCCTGCGCCGTGCCGTTCCAGTCGGCGTCGGCATCATCGAGGTACGTGTCGTCGTAGGATTCCGCCGTCATTTCTCCCGGCGTCAGCTCCTTGATTTTCGCCAGCCGGGTCCAGTCCTGATCCGATAGCGGATTGGCGTAGGGATCACCGCTGCCGGTGTAAATCCAGAGTGTGGTGCCCGCGCCTTTGGTCGGTTCGAGTTGTGTGGTCATAAATTCCTCACATTAAGTAAGTCAGGGTGTAACGCAGGTCAGCGGAGCCCCACGTCGACATTTCATCATCGCGCTGATAGTCATAGCCTTCGGGCGTGATGTTTTCGATAAGGTCTGAAAGCGCCGGAATGTCACCCACAACGGGGTAAATGTTTTGTTCCATCCACAGGTCGAGATCGGTATCAGGACTCACCGCCTTAAGAAATACCTCCACGTGAAGCGTCGCCCGCCACTCATCTTCATCAAGAGTTTCCCCCGTGGGTTCAGCACCGGACAGGTAGACGGCAACGGCGGGCAGGTCTTCAGCGGTCAGAAAACTCGGGCGGCCGTCATACCAGGTGACGGAAGGATCGGTCACCGAAAGTTTCAGCGCATCCAGCACGGCTTTACGGATTTTGGGGTGCTTTATCATCGTTTAATGATCAGCCTCAGTTGATTTTTCAGGGCGGAAGCCATTTCCTTCGGCATATCGCTTTGCATCAGACGGTGGGTTTCTGCGGTATACGCTTCCGTAAGTGGGGTGGTTAACGGTATCTTCACAACCTCAATCGGGTACCGGCTTTTCCCGGAACG